CTGCCTGCGCACCTTTCCGCGAAATTTAGATTGGGGGGTTTGTCGCAAATGTCCGAATTAGAACTGTTTGAGATTTTGCGCAAAAGTTTTTTGCCTGATTTGAAAAAGAGCGCCACGCAATTTTCGCGCTTTGATTGCGAATCCGAGTTTGCCAAACTGCACATTGAACTCAAGTGCCGGCGAACTCACTATGACGATTTACTTATTGAAAAGAAAAAGTTTGATGCGCTAGTTGAGCGAGCTGATGAAATAGGCTTTGCACCTTGCTACATCAACGCAACACCGCAGGGAATCTATGCGTTCAACTTGCGCAAGGTTCAAGTCACTTGGGAAAATCACCCGATGCCTGCAACAACAGATTTTGGCAATGCGCAGTTGGTTGAAAAAGCCGTTGGCTTTTTACCAATCGCGCAGGCGGTTCATCTACCGGGGGCGGTGGATTTATGAGAGGAACAAATGACAGCAGGCAGACCACCAAAGCCAGTAGAACAAAAGCGTAAGAACGGAAACCCTGGTCAGCGTAAACTGCCCGACCTAAAGAATGTAATTGCGTTGCCAGCAATCAAAGGCGATGCGCCGTTACACCTTAGCGATGCAGGTCAAAAGATGTGGACAGATGTTCGATCAATGGCACCTTGGATTGCTAACACCGATGCCAAATTGCTTATTGAACTTTGTGAAAAAATGGATAAGAAGTATGAGCTAAAAGAGAAACTAGCTGCTACGGACTATGTGCTTTTTACCGACAAGGGCTACGCCTATGCCAACCCGTTGTTTGGAATGTTAAACACGGTTGAGAATGACATTGTTAAATTGCTTTCATTGCTTGGCTTAACGCCAGTTGATCGCAGTAAATTGGGGGTTGCTGAAGTAACAACAAAGGGCAAGTTAGCCCAGTTGTTAGAGCAGCAAAAGTCTAAGTGACTAATTCTTGGCCACCTAAATGGCTCACGCCTGTTCCGATTGAAGATCGTGAACGCGGCGATGGCCCACTCTATGCCAACTTCACTGAAGCGGTTTGCCGAGTAACTAAAGATTCAGTTGGCTCGCCTGCGGGCAAGTTGCTTGTCTTGCGCGATTGGCAAAAGGAATTGTTAAACCACGCCCTTGCCCGCCGCGATGACGGGCGCTTTCGCCACCGCACCGCCCTAATTGGGATGGCGCGTAAGTCAGGCAAGTCTGCACTTGGCGCTTCAATCGGCTTGGCAGGTTTGACCCTAGGCGGTAACGGTTCAGAAATTTATTCTTGCGCAGCCGATAAGGAACAAGCGCGAATTGTATTTGGCACCGCCAAGCGAATGATTGAAATGGATGAAGAACTTTCATCAATGTTCACGCTTTACCGCGATGCGATTGAGTTCAAAGATAAGGGTTCGGTTTACCGAGTGCTTTCTGCTGAGGCGTATTCCAAAGAAGGTTTGAACCCTTCGCCTCTTGTTATCTTTGATGAAGTTCACGCCCAACCTAGTTGGGAATTGTGGAATGTGCTTTCTCTTGCTGGTGGTGCGCGTGAAGATTCTTTACTTCTTGGCATTACAACTGCGGGCGTTAAGTCGCAAAGCAACGGTCAAGATTCTCTTTGCTATTCGTTGTATCAATACGGGCAACAAATTGTTAAAGAGGAAAAGAAAGATCAATCATTTTTCTTTGCTTGGTGGGAACCTGAGAAGGTTGAAGCCGACCATCGCATTGAAGAACTTTGGCAGCAATCGAATCCTGGGCTTGGTGATATTACCGACTTGGATGAGATGCGTTCGGCAGTTTTGCGAACACCTGAAGCTGAGTTTAGAACCAAGCGCCTTAATTGTTTTGTCAATACTTCGGTGGCTTGGTTGCCAACAGGTGCTTGGGAAGCGTTAGCCGATGAAGATCGTTACCCTGAAATTGGCGAAGATGTAATTCTTGCCTTCGATGGTGCGTTTTCAAATGACTCCACCGCACTTGTTGCGTGGTTACTTGGTGGTTCAAAGCCACATTTAATGGTTGTCGGTTTATGGGAAAGGCCAGATGATGCCGAACAAGATTGGCACATCCCTGTTGCCGAAGTCGAAGAAACAATCATCAGCACCTTCAGAGATGAAAGATTTAGTGTCCGAGAGATCGTGTTCGACCCCGCCCGTTGGCAGCGAACTTTTATGGTCTTGGATGAGGAAGGGTTACCCGTTGTCAGCTATCCGAATTCTGCTGAACGAATGGTTCCCGCCACGCAAAAATTCTACGAAGCAGTTGTGAACCAATCGTTTACTCACGATGGCAATCCCGCACTTGCTAGACACATTGCAAACTGCGTGACAAAGCAATCATCTCGCGGAGTTATGGTTGCCAAGGCAAGTTCTCGCCGCAAGGTAGATGCTGCCGTTGCTTCAATTTTCGGATATGACCGCGCAACACAACCGGCTGAACCACCTGCACCAGTGGCTAGATTCTTTTCAATTCAGGTATAGGGAGCAAAATGAAGAAGATTGATCTATCAGTTGCAGTTGAAGTTGTTGGGGTAACACTGGTTACAACTGGGCTTGCAATGATTTCAGTTCCACTTGCTTTAGTTGTTGCAGGTATTTTTCTAGTATGGATTACAGAGAAGGCTAACTAATGAGTTTATCAAAGCGTTTGGCGGGGTCAGGTTCTAAGCGATCTGCCAACAATCAATATGTTGAACCATTGATTCCAGGGCGCCCACAATTTCAATCTCTTGCCGGCGTGACTGTGGATTCAGAAACCGCAATTCGGATGTCCACGGTTTATTCTTGCGTTCGCTTATTGGCAGACACAGTTTCATCTTTGCCAGTCGGTGCTTATGTGCGCCGTGGCCGTAACCGCTTGCCATACTCAACAATTTATGGCGATCAACCAGAGTGGGTGTCACGCCCAAACCCTGAAACAACACGCCTTGAGTTCTATGAGCAAATTGTTACTTCATTCAAACTTGAAGGCAACGCTTACATTTTAACAATGCGCGATGAACTAGGCGATGTTCAAGAGCTTTATGTGCTTGACCCAGTTGGCGTGCGCATTGAGCGTCCAAAAGTAGGCGAGCCTTTAATCTATTATGTAAAGGTTAGAGATACACAAGGCGTTTATGAAGAACGCCTAACCGATAAAGAACTTTTACACATCCCTGATTTCCGTTTGCCAGGTCAGCGTTACGGGCTTTCACCTATCGCCGCCTGCCGCACCACACTTGGCGCAGCAATGGCAGCCGATGTTTATGCCGCCTCTTATTTTGGCAACGCTGCTAACCCTGGCGGTGTCATTGAAGTTCCCGGCGAGCTAACTGAAGAACAGGCACAAGATATTGGCCGCGATTGGAACCTCACACACACTGGCCCTTACCGCGCTGGCAAGATTGGTATTCTTTCAGGCGGTGCAAGTTTCCAACCGCTACAGATTAACGCCTCTGACGCCCAGCTTTTAGATACGCGCAGGTTCTCGGTCGAGGAAATTGCCCGAATTTTTCGCGTTCCGCTTAGCCTGTTAGGTCATCCTGTTGCCGGTGCGATGTCATTTGCATCAGTTGAAGCGCAGAATCTTTCATTTGTTCAGCACTCATTGCGCCCAATCTTGGAGCGAATTGAACAATCTCTTTCAACATTGTTACCTGAACCTGATGGTTTTATTCGATTCAACCTTGATGCGCTACTTCGTGGCACAACTCTTGAGCGTTATGATGCCTACACCAAGGGATTGCGTGAAGGTTTCCTTTCACTTAACGATGTTCACGCCTATGAAGATATGGCGCCAATTGAAAGCGGCGATCAATACCGCGTTCCATTACAAAACATTGATGCGACAGATGCCAAGGATGTTGGCCTCAAGCTACGCACCGAAATTGCTGCCGCATTGATTCAAGTTGGCTTTGACCCTGCAGCAGTTACACAGGCAGTTGGCTTACCTGATATGAAGCACACTGGTTTGCCATCAAGTCAGCTACAACAGATTTCAACAATTGACCCAGCCGACCCAACTGCAGTTTATGAGGTTCAATAATGACAGAGAAAAACATTAACGGGGAAGTTAACTCAGGGAGCAAAGTGAAAAAGATTGAACGCCGCACATTTACAGTGCGAGATGTTGAAGCAAGACAGGCCGAAGATGGCACAATGACACTTCGCGGATATGCCGCAGTGTTCAATGAAGCCAGCGTTCCCCTACCATTTATTGAAACAATTGCCCCTGGAGCTTTCCGCAAGACATTAAGTGAAACACCTGATGTGCGCTTGCTTATCAATCACGAAGGTTTGCCACTAGCTCGCACAAAGAATGGCACATTAACCCTTACTGAAGATGATCGTGGTTTATATATGGATGCCGTGATTGCAGATACAAATGAGGGGCGCGACCTTTACAAATTAGTTGAGCGCGGAGATGTTGACCAAATGAGTTTTGCTTTTCGTGTCATTCGTCAAAAATATAATGAAGATCGTTCTCAGCGCACACTTACTGAAGTTTCACTAGCAGATGGAGATGTTTCAGTGGTTACTTATCCTGCCTACCCAACCACCTCAGTTGAAGCTCGCGAAGCATTACGCAAGGCAATTGATGCAGTTAAAGAAGGCCGTGAAGTCACAGGCGAATCTTTGGTTGTTCTAAATTCTATTTTTGAAGATTTAAGCGAAGGCCACGATTACATTATGAAAGCCGTTGAAATGATGGCAATGCTTACAGGTGGCGAGCCTGAAGTTGAAGTTGAAGAACCTGAAGTTGAGTTAGAGCCAACAGATGTAGCCATTGCAGGCCGTTCAATTTCACTGCGCTTAGCGCAAGCAATTATCAATAACACAAAATAAGTTTCTGCTGCACAAGTAGCAGATCGAAGTCGGAGCGAATCCCACACCCTAAAAGCGCCGTGGAAAGCATCGCCACCACCTCAAAACAATTACAAACTCATTGGAGAAATAATGTCAAAGTCATATCTTGATGTTGCTCTTGAGCGCCGTGATGCAGTTAAGTCAGAGATGGATGTAATTCTTGAGGCAGTAGCCGCAGAATCACGCACCGACCTTACTGCAGAGGAAACCGAAAAGGTTGATGCTCTCGTTGAAGAGTCACGCGCACTAGATGCAAAGATCGAAAAGTTCACAACACAGGCAGCAGCAGATGTAAAGGTTGCAGAAATGCGCTCATCAGTTGCAGCAGTAATTACACCCCGCGTTGGTGGAGCAACAGTTACACGCGAAGCTCGCACATACTCACCTGAAGCTGAAGTTTCATTCGTAAAGGATGTTTTCAACGCACAGGTTCGTGGAGATTACAACGCACAAGAGCGCCTTGCTCGCCACACAAAAGAAGAATCAATTGAGCGCCGTGATGTTGGTACATCAAACTTCGCTGGTTTAGTTGTTCCTCAATACCTAGTTGACCTTGCAGCACCATTCGCACGCGCTGGCCGACCAACTGCAGATTTCGCAACTGCAAAGCACACACTTCCAACTGCCGGTATGTCGCTAGAAATTAGCCGTATGACAACAGGCACATCAACAGCAGTTCAAGAAACTCAGAACACTGCAGTTTCAGAAACTGATGCCGATGATACATTGCTCAGCATTCCGGTACGCACCATCGCCGGACAACAGGATTTATCTCGACAGGCGATTGAGCGCGGAACAGGCATTGACACATTCGTTGTTGCTGACCTAATCCGTTCTTGGCACACAACAGTTGATGCTCAGGTTCTAAACGGAACAGGCTCAAACGGCCAGTTCAAGGGAATCCGCGCTTCAGGTGGAAACGCAATCACATTCACAGCAACAACACCAACAGTTGCGTTGCTATATCCAAAACTAGCTGATGCAATTCAGCAAATTCAGTCAAATGTGTTTGAAACACCTACACACTGGATTATGCACCCACGCCGTCTAGCATTCTTGTTAGCAGCAGTTGATACTTCAGGCCGTCCATTAGTAGTTCCAACTGCTAACGGTCCAATGAACGCATCAGGTGTAGGCGCAGGCGTTGCAGCATACGCAAACACTGGCTATCAAATGCTTGGTTTGCCAATCATCTCTGATGCAAATGTTGGAACCACTTACGGTGCAGCAACAAATCAGGATGAAATCTATTGCGTAGCAGCACCTGAAATGCACCTTTGGGAGCAACCAGGTTCACCATTCGCATTGTCATTTGATGCAACTGGTGCTTCATCACTCACAATCAAGTCTGTTGTTTACGGATTTGGTGCTTTCTCTGCAGAGCGTTACCCACTAGCTGCCTCAATTATTTCAGGCACTGGTTTAGTAGCTCCAACTTTCTAATCTGAAAGTTAACAAATTGTAAGAGGCGGGTTTTTCTCCCCCGGCTAACCCGCCTCTTACTTCTTAAATGATTCGGGGGAATCTATGAAATCAGCACATAAAGTTTCAATCGGCAGTTGCGACCCAGGAACAGTTAACGGCGGGTTTGCATTTAGTTTAATTCAAGTTGCTCAATCACGATCAGCACGCCTTGGCCCATTCATTCGAATCAAGGGTTCAGGTTTACTTTCAAAGCAACGCAATCGGTTAGTTAAGCAATTCTTGGAAACTAAATCCGATTGGTTACTAATGATGGATTCAGATGAGCAATTATCTGTTGAAGCATTTGATAAGTTAGTTGAAACGGCACACGATAAAGAACGCCCAGTTGTAGCAGGGTTGGTATTTGCTAGTTTTGAAACAGGTTATCCATACCCGCAACCAGTGCCAACAATTTTTCAAGATGCTCCTGAAGGCTTTTTGCCACTTAACAAGTACGATAAAAATTCAGTTTTCCAAATAGATGCCGCAGGCACTGGATGTTTACTAATCCACCGCAGCGTGTTGGAAGCAATCAGAGCAGATGCCGACCCGCACCAAGGGCAGGATTGGTGTTGGTTTTGGGATGGACCTATCAACGGTGAATGGATTGGCGAGGATTTACAATTTTGCCGCCGTGTTCGTTCACTTGGTTTTCCAATCTATGTAAACACAGGCGCGATACTGCCTCACTCAAAGAGTTATTGGTTAGATGATAGGCAGCACAATATATGGAACGCATAAAAAGAATTTTAAGAATTAAGGTAAAATTAAAGGAAACCGCTACCGCAGTTCCACAATTGGAACGCGCAATGCTTCCCAAAGTAGAAACGAGAACCACGCGTGGCGATCACTAACGGGTATGTAACCCTGAATGAAGTTAAGGATGCACTCAATCTTGAAGATTCAATTGATAACGCAGCTCTTGAAATGGCGATTGCTACCGCTTCACGCCAAATAGATGATTATTGTGGCCGTTTCTTTTACAAGGATGGCACTGAATTATTGCCAGCAACCCGTTATTACACGCCAACCGATTATTACATTCAACCTGTTGATGATTTTATTAGCATCAGCGAAATCGCAACCGATGATAATTTTGACCGCACATACGGCACCGTTTGGGCTGCAGACGATTCAATGTTTGAACCTGTCAACAACCCTTCTCGCGGGTGGCCAATGTCGCGCTTGTTAGCAGTTGGCTCTTATGTTTTCCCATTTAACTTGCCTCAATCCATACGCGTTAAGGGCGTTTTTGGATGGTCAGCGGTGCCATACGAAGTAAAAACCGCAGCAAAGATTCAAGCCTCTCGCCTGTTCCTGCGTAACCAGTCACCATTTGGAATTGCTGGTAATACAGATTTAGGAACAGTGCGTTTGGCTGCCAAGTTAGATGCCGATGTAGAGGCACTCCTGCGCCCTCTACGCAAGAACAACGGCTTGGCGGTCTAATGTTACCAAGTGAGGTTAGAAACGGCTTAAAAGCCAACCTAGAGGCAATCAAAGGGATGCGTACTTACGAGTTAATCCCTACAGTGCCAGTTGCACCAGCAGCCATTGTTGGCCAGTTGGACTTTACATTTGACTTAAACAATGCCCGTGGACTTGACCAGGCAAACCTAGATGTTGTTGTTTTGGTTCAACGCTTCACAGAGCGTTCAGGTCAAAATGAACTTGACAAATACCTTGCAGGCAGCGGGGATTTTTCAATCAAGGCAGCAATTGAAGCTGATCTAACTCTTGGTGGGGCTTGCAGCACTTTGCGTGTTACATCAGCCGAAGCGGGCAATTACACATCAGGGGATATTGAGTTTCTTTCATACCGTTACCGAATTACCGTTTGGGGATAAGGAGAAAAATGAGCTACACAGTTATCTCGGACAATTTCGAGGCAAAGAAAAAAAATGAATCAATTACCGAAAAAGAATTACTTGAACTAGAGTTGAACATTGATGCTTTAGTTGCAAGCGAACATCTCAAGAAAACCGTAACAACTAAACCAGCAACAGTAGAGGAAACAAAATAAATGGCCCGTACCGTATTGACAGATGCCTCAGTTGTAATCAATGGCATAAATCTTAGCGAATTTATTACAAGCGTATCTCTTAGCACAAGCGAAGATGTGGTTGACACTACCGGGATGTCCTCTGCTGGCGCACGCACTAGAATTAGCGGCTTGCAAGACAATTCAGTTACCTTTGAGTTTAATCAAGATTTTGCAACATCTGCGCCTGAAGTAACAATTAACGCAGTTGGTTCATCACTTGTTGGAACAAATGTAACTTGTGTTGTAAAGCCAACATCAGCAGTAGTTGGTGCGAGCAATCCTAGCTACACATTTTCAGCCGTTGTTTCAGAATGGCAAGCCCTCTCAGGTGCCGTTGGCGAATTGGCAACAATTAGTGCAACTTGGCCAATCTCAGGCGCAATCACAAAGGCAATTGCCTAAATGCCGCGCCTAATTTTAACAAATGCTTATGTGGTGTTTGCAAGCAACGACATCTCTCAATATGTGACTTCCGTAAGTTTAAGCACGAGTTATGATGTTATTGACACTACAGGAATTTCAACTACAGGCGCAGCTCGCACCCGCGTTGCTGGCCTTGCTGATAACTCAATCACAATCGAGTTCAATCAAGATTATGCAGACAATGCCCTTGAAGAATTGATCAATGGTACAACAACAACAAACGGAACTGTTGGTTTAGTTACAGCAATGGAGATTCGCCCAGTTAACACAACAGTCAGCGCAAGCAATCCTAAATATACTTTCAACGCGCTTGTTGCCGAATGGCAACCAGTATCCGGCGCCGTGGGCGAACTTGCCACGGTTTCGGCAACTTGGCCAATTTCAGGTCAAATTACAAAAACAATAACACCATAATCAACTAAGGGGGAAAAGATGGATGGATTAGCAGTCAAGGTAAAAACAATTGATGGTGTTGAAAAGTCATACAAATTAACACCACGCATAATTGTTGCGTTTGAACAAAACTTTGGTGCAGGTATGCCAAAGTTGCTAGGCGAACAACAAAAAGTAGAGCATATCTATTGGTTGGCTTGGAAATGCCAGCAAGTTGATGCTCAAAATAACGGTGGAACACCCGTAAAACTTTTTGGCCCAGAGTATTTAGATTCAATTGTCAGCGCCGAATTGGATGCTGATAGTTCTTTCGAATCCACCGCAACAGCCTAATCTATACGGTTGCTGCGGTGGCCTGCGAAACTGGGATTTCACCCAATGAATTACTTGATGCCCCTGATGGTATTTTTGAAGCAATGACGATTTACTTAAAGGAACGAGCTAAATCTAATGGCTGATGAAGTAATTGTTCTTAACGGCGTTAAGGAAACGCTTACTGCATTGAAAGAATTTGATAAAAATGCAGTCAGGCGTTTTAACAAAGTTATCAATAGTGAACTTGCGGGCGCAGAGCGTGATGCCAAAGGTTTAATTGATGAGGACCCGCCGATGAGTGGCTGGCGTAAGGCAGATGCTGCTAAAGGTCGCACTCGCGGTGGTGCTGGTTGGCCAGGTTGGAACGCTGGCGAAGTCAAAAGCAAGATTACAAAAACAAAAGCCGAAGGCAAAGTTAGAGGCGATTACACCACAAGTGCAGGCGCCTTGCTCAATAAGTCTGCAGCGGGTTCAATCTTTGAAGTTGCTGGCCGTAAAACTAAAGGTGGCACTGGTGGCGGTAGTTCTGCTCAATTTCTGCGTACTTTAGGCAACAGATTTGGTAAAGCATCGCGTGTAGTATGGCGCGTTGTTGATAAAGATAAAGCTAGAATTGAAAAAAATGTTGAGCAGGCTCTTAATGATGCCAAAACTCAATTGCAGGCATACTTAAACAAAGAGCGAGGATAACAAATGGCAGTTGGCGCAATTGTAGCTCGCATCCTTACTCAGTATTCAGACAAAGGTTCAAAGGCTGCCCAAAAAGACATTGCCAAACTTGGCAAGAACATTGATTCTTTTGCTAAAAAATCTACAAAAGCATTTGGTTTGGCAGCAGCAGCAGGCGCAGCATTTGCAATTAAAATTGGCAAGGATGCCGTTCAAGCTGCAATAGCAGATCAAAAATCACAGGTGCTTCTTGCTAATTCTTTGCGTAATACTGCAGATGCTAGTGATGCTGCAATTGCCGGGGTAGAAAATTATGTGACGGCGCTTCAAAAGCAATTCTCAGTTGTTGATGATGATTTGAGGCCAGCGATGGCGAGATTGACTGCCGCTACTGGGTCAATTTCCGCGGCGCAATCTTTGATGCAAACCGCGTTAGATGTTAGTGCTTCATCGGGTGCCAATTTAGAGGCATCAGTAAGCGCAATTATTAAAGCAACATCAGGGCAGTTCAAGGGTCTAAAGCAACTTGTGCCTGGTTTAAGTAACGCAACCATAAAATCTAAAGATTTTGCAAAGGCTCTTGCTGAAGTAAATAAAGAAACAAGTGGAGCAGCAGCCAAGCGCGCTGGAACACTTGAATATCGTTTAGCAGGGTTAAAAATAGCCTTTGGTGAAATCTTAGAAACTTTAGGATATGCGCTGATTCCAGTTCTTGAAAAATTTGCAACTACTGTAACTACAAAGATTTTGCCCGCAATTGAGAATTTTGTTCGAACAAATCAAACCAAACTTGTTGCTTCATTTACTCTTGCTGCGGATGCTGCAATTACCCTATTAAATGCTTCCATTAGTTTTAGTAATTGGATTGCAAATAATATGGGATTGGTTAAAACTATGGCAGTTTTAATTGCTGGAATGTTTGTTGTTGGGCGCATTTCGGCTTTTGTTATAGCAATTGGAACAATTACAACAGCAATGGCAGCTTTACGCGCAACGGCTCTTGGAGCCGCAG